ATTAAGCTTTGAAAAATCTCCTTTTTGCGTAAACGTAATCATGTCTACCCTTTTGTATGATACTTCTTTTTTCTAGCAGCATTGAGAGCTCTTCTTTGAGCGGCAAGGTCCCTAGCATTAGCCTTTTTATCAGGTTTACTCTTCTCGGCACATACTCGAAGTAAAGTCATCAATTTATTCAAATGCCAAAACTGATAGCTTTCTGGAACGTTATAAACAGCCATCCAATAGTAAATAATTTCCGCTGTGACAATTTCCCTCTTTCCAGTTTTCCTATTTGCAGCATCGCTAAACCATGTAGCTGTAGCGCTATCCCCTATGTAATCCATAATGTCTTTGACGTTCTGTTCAGTCAGATACTTAAAAACTTCAGAATCGGTATCCGTCAAACACATGCAAGAAACGTAATCGACATTCTGTTCATAAGTCTTTTCTTTTCGCTCATCATGGAAAGGAATATGCCATTTAGACTCCCATTTTGAAACTGACGCAAGACTGTGCTCAAGATCTACTGTAACTCCCTTAACAGAAATAAACTTTTCTTTTACTGGATCCCACAGCTCCTGATCAGGGATTCTGAGGTGTAACAAAATCCATCACCTTACTTCCAGCGTTTTTAGCCTTGTCGGCGATCGCCTTATCGACGTCAATTGCGTCAACAGTTTTCTTAACAGAAGCAACAATACCGTTTATAAAGTCAGCAGCTTCGTCCGGATGCTCCACAAACCCCCAAATAAGCTCCGAGTATGCTTCGGTATTTCGAAACGCTTTGAGATGTTTCGGATCTTTGTCGAAACCGCCGTCTGGAGTTTTTACGCCATAAGAGTCCTTAACAAATTTCTCGAAGAACTTATAAGCCTTACGTCCGTCCTGTTCGGCAATAAGCTTGCGAAGAGTTGCCTCCCAGCCTCCTTCAGTGTCCGCCTCAAGATCAAGAAGATCTGCTCTGGACATGTTAAACCAATATGTCCCGGTTTTCTCAACGCCGTTATAGTCAACATATGTTATTGTTTTGCTTACCATAAATTACTCCTTTCGTAAAAATAAAAGGCTACTTAGATTTTGCACCTAAGTAGCCATGTGTATTAATTACTAACGAACGTCAACACAGAATCTCCCGAGCTGTCCAAAATACTGTTACCCGACGAGTCGAGGAGCATCCCAGATCGTATAAGCATGGTCAAAATTTCACCTGCTTTTGGAATCTTAGGAACGGTATTCTCAGTACCGTACAAAACGTCTTCCAGAGACCTAAGAGCATTTGCTAAACCAGCCGCTTTTAACTTTCTAGAATCAATAATGATCGAGGATGTCCATAGATCTTCGTCAAGCTGAACAGAAATCGCAGTTGCCGAAAACGAAAAAGTCTTTTGTTCTGGACTGTCATTAATCGTACTGTTGCTATCTTCGGAGGGAGATGCAAATAGTTTTGGAATAATGTGCAATTTGTAATCAGAAAGACCGTCCCTATCATTTCCAACAAGCGAACGCCAACATAAACCAAATGAAATATGCGGCTGCTGGTTTACGTAAGCGCCTTTAGCAAGTTCTACTTCACCAATACAGGGTTTGAAGCAGTCCGGGTACGTAAATCCTTCGATCGTGACCGTGTTTTCCTCAGGACTCATTACAACCCCATATACTATGTTGTCCGCATATATCTTAGACGGCTCTGCTCCAGACGGGGATTCATTGATCGCTGTGATGCCGCTCCAAGAACTTGCCTCATTTTGAACATAGACAACAACTCTGTCTACGCCGGTTTCATATAGGCGTTCTCCGGTTTCGTCCCAAGCGATTGCACCCATATTTACCTCCTAGATCAAGCAGCGTCAAGAATAGTTTTGATCTGGGCAGGCGAAGGAAGAGAGGAACTCGCAGACGCTGTGCCGTAAAGAAGATCCTCGATCGCCTGAAGTTTTGCAGACGTAACCTTCGTGGAGTCGATGACGATTGAAGAAGCAGGATCCGCTATTACTTCTCCGTCGGTGTTAGTAATAGGAACAGGAATAGTTGTAACACTCCAAGAGAAGGTCTTCTGCTCGGGGCTGTCGTTGATTGTGCTATTGCTATCTTCTGAAGATCCGGCAACACAGTCGTAAAACAGATGAAGCTTATATCCGTGCTTAGATCCGTCTTCGTCATTTCCGATCAAAGTACGATATGCCAGACCGAAATGCTCATGATTCTGCTGTTTTACAGTAACACCAGCGCCGAGTTCGGCCTCGCCAATACACTGGCAGAATTCGTCAGGATAAGTAAATGCTTCGATCGTAATACCATCCTCTTCAGGACTCATCACAACACCATATACGATGTTATCTGCGTAAATTTTTGAAGGCTCTGCTCCGGACGGGGATTCATTTATCGCTGTGATGCCGCTCCAAGCGACACCTTCACCATGCGACCCATTAGTCATAGGGAAAAGAACAGCCCTATCTACACCTGTCTCCCAGAGTTTCTCGCCGGGCTGGTCCCATACAAGTTTAGCCATAGTTTTTCTCCTTAATAAAATAGTGTGAACACATCGTGGTTCAAATTATTCGACACATAAGGACGATCGTACATAATACCGGGAATTGTAGAGACTCTTTCTACAATTTCGCTGTCCGGATCCGGGTCTATAACGGTTATTTTGTATGATACATCCTGTTTATACACAGTATTGTCAGCCGAAGTATTTTCGATTCGATTCCTCGAATATACTATAGCCGGATACTTCATTTTTACAGACTCTGGAGGTTGAAAATATACATTACGAGAACCTAAAACTTCGCACAAAAGTTCATGAAGTTCAAGGCGTTTGTTCATCATCTTCGCCATTGTATACGCCTCCCAAAGTAAGTATTAATCTCGGGTATGCTACTTCAACAGAGGATACTTTCCATTTAGATCCCATATAGACAACATACCTTATCTGATGAAAATTCTGATATGCAAAGGGGTCGGCTACGATACTGAGCGTCATGTTAATGTTCAAATCGTCATTGACATTTCCGGAATTTTCATACCGTCGAATGTTCCTGGTGACTTCCCCATAATAATTTCGCTTAACAAGCATCGGTTTATTAACGCCTGGTCGAATTTCCTCAGTTATACCGTAGCCGATTTCTCCAAAATACTTCATTTTGAAATTCCCCTTTTGCTCACTTACGATCCGGTGTTGTCTTGAATAAACGAAGCCAAATCCATAACAGCCCAACGACCATCGACAACACCAAGCACTTTACCGTTGTCAGCAGAGCTAACAGTAGGAATAAAGCTTCCGTCGGCACTTGCTTCACTAACCGCTTCTGATATCTCTACAATAAGCCCAGTAGTAGTTCTTGCAGTTGGGGTCTTGCCAAGGTTAGAGAGAATGGCTCCAAGCGCTTCTATCTTAGTAGTGGCCATAGGATTACCTCCTTAAACTACAGGCTCTTCGATGACGATGAAGGAATACAGACCCATGTTTGCTCCGGACAGGCGAGTCTCAAGCAGAGAAATAAGCTGGTTGAATCTGATATCGAAATCAGTGAAATGAGTGATCTGACCGCCTTTGGTGCTGCCGATACCATAGTCTTTCATGTTTCCGATGATAGCAAGGAGCTTATGCCGATTGCCCTTGGAGTCTGTTCTGATCCTATTCTTGAACTGCTGTACGCGATGCACAGTACCAACGTTGAGTTCGCTGGCAAGCTCTTTAACCGTATTTCTGATCCGGCGACCGTTGCGATCACGAGCCAGCATAAGCTTATTAAGCATCCAAGGATCAATATACATATCGGGAGTGCCAGTTCCCATGAAATCGATGAATACATCCTGAATAGCGGCAATCATCGCCTCGGTATAAATAAAGTTGTCACTGAAGTAAGAAGCGGTATCGGTACCCTGGACTTCCTCTCTGGCAGCCGCAATATCAATGTCCTTATGGATTGTATACATATCGTCATCGGTCCAGATCGGACGAATGTGAGTAGGATAGATCTTACCCTTTGTGCCATCAGCCCTTTCATCACCGAGCATAATTGCAGTAGCGAGCTCATTTTCGAGCTGCATGCGGTCGATATTGTACTGCCACTGAACATAATCGAAATCGGTGATATCAATGACATCATCTCTCTCAAGTTCAGATTCGACATAAATAGTCTGCGGATCGGTTTCCCTTCTCACCAGATTGTAATTTCCTACAAAGTCTTTCTGCTGACCTTTCTGATAGCCTCTTGCTCGGAGATCGTCGTGATTACCGTTGACGTTTCTGATATCAACATAGCGAGTTCTAACGCGAGAATAAGGAAGCTTGGTTGCTCCGTTGATTACAGAAGAAACCCAACTCTGATCATCTGTAAGAAGCTGCGGGGTTTTAGGACCATAAATCTGATACTCAGGGAACAACCATGTGATGTTTCCGTCCTGGGTAGTATCCTGAGAGAATCCGCTGCTGGTAAGCCCGTCATGAACAAGTTCGAGATCATTGTTCTTCATAAAAATGTTAAAAGAGTCACGGAAAGATCCGTTGCTCTCCTTTGCATCGAGAACGATCCCATTAAGATCGGAATGTGTAAGCACATCATCAGTATGCGAATCCTGGTCGAACACGTTGTGTTTCATATCTTCATTCTCCTCGTCGTCATCTTCATCATCGCTACCGCCTTTTTCGTCAAGAGCGGCGCCGATCAACGCATATACAACTGTTTTCTGTTCCTCGTTAAGTGTGTCAAATACGTCTTTTACTGTTTTATCGCTACCGCTTGCTTCTTCGGTTTTGTTCTTGTCATCAGCCATTTCTTTCTCATTCTCCTTTTCATCGGAATGGTAAAGCTCAAAATTCTCACCCATGTATATGACGGCCGCGTCTACATTTTCGACTCCGTCATCAGAATGAGTTACGCTCTTTGGTTCAATAAATGCTCCAGGATTCGCTCCAGCCAGAACAAGACTTACTTCACGAATCTTCCCATGAATAACATCAGGTCCGTTTTGCTTTAAACGGTTTGCATAAATGGACAACCCTGTAATATCGCCATGGGCGATTAACGCCTTTGCGAGTTTTCCGTACTCGACATCCGGATTCAAGTAGCAATTGCTAAATACTCCGTCGGGTCGGTTAATAAGTTCGGCATGTCCGATAACAGCTTCCAGATGATCGTGATCGTGATTGTACACAAGCGGTACTGTAATGCCATCGCAATCTTTGAAAGCATCTTTTCTGATGATTCGTCCATCGGAGCACAAAACGTCATTGCGAGTAACATACCCGCAAAAGTCAGGTTTCCTCGACATTTTGAATTTCTCCTTCGTTTACTGTTTCTTTCTCTTTAGGTGCTTCTTCTTCGGCCTTTTTGGATTGTTCGACAGTGTCGACATTGGGATTAGTTAACTTATCGGCATTTGGATCATCCGAAGGTTTCAAACCGATAATCTGTCTGCCTTCGTTTGACGTTAATACCCTATTTGTAATCAAAGTCCCAATCATTTCCGCTAATTTATCTAACGGAACTAATCGGAATTGATCTCTGTAGTAAGCGATACTTTGTCCTCTAGTAATAGCGTTTTTACTTAAAAACTTTCGTTTCATTTCATCCGCTATTGACGCTAGTATCGGCTCTATAGTTCTAGTGTAGTAATTCAGCATTGTTTCTGAATTTGCAGTTCCATCCATAATCTCCTTTGTAATTCCAAGTTGACTATAAAGAAGATTGGTTAGAAATTCTATTTGTCCTAAAAGAGTGTTATCTAAAGGACGGTTTAACTGAAATACTTTTTCTGCCGAATCAGTGTAAGCTATTCCATAACGAGATAGTGACAACTGTGTTTCTATGTCTTCTATGTTCTTTTGGGCTCTACTTCTAAGCCTTTCCCTTCCGGTGCCATAAGGAAGCTGAATAAGCATGTTCAGTTTGTCCGATCCGTTTCGTTCGTCAATGAAATCCAATAAAGCAAGTTTACGCATTAGTCGTTTAGCAGTTGAATTTGGCTCATTCACAACTGCGTATAACGGGTTCTCAACGATAGCAACCACTTTCTTCGGAAGAGTAACTTCATCCCTTTTTCCAGTGAACTCGTTATATAGTTCGATCCGAACCATGGAAGGATACCATTGAACAATTCGTCCAGCTCTTAAATTTTCGATTCCATATGTGTCAGACTTAGTTGGATCGTTATCAGTCACCACAGGCACAATAGCAACGCATCCTTCATCCATCATGGAAGCGACAACATCTTGTAGAAAAGACCGTCCAGTTTGATCAAGATTTGCATCAAGAGTTAAGCACCTATTCAATTCCGTCGGCTTGTCATTCTGGTATCTTCCGTCAGCATCGAGCTGAACATGCTTAAGCCCAATAGACGCTACATCAAGCGCGATACGATTAAAAATAGCAGTAACAATTGATCTGTCGTTACCGCCTGTGTATTTCATTCTATCTGGCCGATTGTAATAAGAAGTGCCGTAATTTATTATCGGCGTGGGATCTTTATTAAAAAAAGCGTTCCAAGCTTGTTTAAACCTGGAACCTATCGAGAAATCCGGCATTATTAACGTTTCCTCCTTCTTAGATCTTTCGTAACGCCATAAAGATACGATTGAGCTTCTCCGGCTCTTTTTCTTGCACTGTTAGCACCAGATTTAATACTGCTTTTAGCTTTATTAATAGCCTGCCGTCTTGCGTAATCCCGGTTAATAGCCTTGGCCATACTTTCTCCAGCTTTACGCTCATACGTTGATTTGGCTCTTCTTCCGGCCTCGGCAGCCTTCCCACGCATTTGGTTAGCGCTAGTTTTGGCCTTATTAATACCTTTTTCAGCAACATCTCTAACATTTTTTGTTGCTTTATCGAATCGATCTTTACGTTGTGCTCTTGCGGCGTTCTTCAACTCGTTGAGCTCTTTGTACGGGTCTAGAGTTTGTCGGTATCGATCCTGTAAGTTCTTTTTAGTAGCATCATGTATTTGTTTAAGCTTTTCATGATCCGCTTTTTTAACTGTGCCGAAACTCCATTCTCGCTGTAAATTACCTTCTCTTTTACCAAGACTTCTCACAGCACCTTCGAGGTCTCCTCTGTTCTCTGAAAGAAGCTTTTCGGCTAAAAGTTTACCCTTTTTAGTTGCATCAACATGATCGTACAACTTTTTAGCTCCATACACAGCTAAAGCAGTTCCCACTGCTGCCGCTCCAATTTTTAACGCTTTTTTCTGTCGATCAGACAAATGGAATTCTTTCTTAGTGGCTTCTTTTTCTGAGCGCTTCTGTTCTTTAGCGGCAACTTTTTCAGCTTGTTTTTGTTCTTTAGCAGCAGCTTTTTCGGCATGCTTTTTAGCTTTTCGAACAACTAAACCATTTTTAGCTTCCTTAAGAGATTTTTTAGCCGCGCTTAATTTGTTTCTAATCCCACCGCTGTCACCATCATATCGTCCTTCAGCCCCAGGTTTATAGCTACCATCTTTATTCTGGTATCTACGTACACCCCATTTCTGACCTAGAATACCGTGGTGATATAGTTCATCGTAATACATTATTCGAATGCCTCTCTGTTCAACTTATATGCCACGTAGGCATCCATCATAGCTGCAACGGCATCAATTTTCTGTTCATGCCTGCGCTTATACAATTTCCGGTTACCGTTTGTATCCTCTAACGTGATGCAGTTACCCATTGCAAACTTCATTAATTCTTCGTCAAATAATAAAAGTCGTTCTTCTGCAAGCTTCTTAAGTTCACCAAGAGGAACCGATTCCGTACGGGCTCCTTGAATCACCTTCTCTATCCCATACGGAGAATTTTCTTTTGCCCATCTTTCAACAAAATCTTTTGCATTATACGGGTCATAACCAAAGCACCTTACATCGTATTGATTGTCGTCAATGAACTTGACAAGATCTTCGTAAACGTCGATCATGTCGAGCACTGTTCCGGGCATAACAATCAAACTACCCTCGTCTATAAATTTGTCATACTGTTGACGTAACGAAGGATGCAGTTTGAATAGAGTATGCTCTGTAATGTAATTGCGAGTCTTAACTCCAAAAGACCCATTTTGAAATGGAAAAAGAAATGTGAAAGAACAGAAGTCATCTCCCATAGATAAGTCGCCGCCCATAGCGCAAGGCAACTGCCAAAACTCTCTTTTCTTGTGAAGGATTGTCTCTTCATAAGTAAAGAAGTAAGTATGTCCTTCCATAGGAATTCCGAATCTCTTTGCGAGAATCTCGTTCCTTGCTGCTGGGACATTTTTCATCTTCTGAACTTCTTCTTGATAAGTTTCATAAGAAACTGTCAAGTCCAAGTTCGGATTGGCTTTAACCCACATCTCAGGATTATCGACTTCTTTTATGTCGTCAAGCTTGTACCACCAAATAGAAACATGCGGGTTATAGTATTTACCCATTAAGATGTCCATAAGTTCCATCTTAATAGTATCGCCAATGCCGTTTCGTGTAGTTCCCTCGGAACTAGTGGCAAGTATAATGTAATCTGGAGCGAGCCCTTTAGCACCACCCTGCTGTATAGCCGTTATCGGATTCTCCGGAAGATCTCCAGAAAGCCATTCGTCTAGAGTAGCGCATTTAACTCGTAATCCCTGGAGTTTGTCGATTTTTAGAGGCCGAATTTCCAAATAGCTATTCGTGAAATTATTCTCAATACCTTTTTTAGAAGAATAGAGATGCTTTCTATTCATTCTATCTCCAGTAGTGTTCTGAATAGAGCCTTGAGTCATAAGCTTAAAGACAGGACCTCTAGCTCTGGTTATAGCTGTGGAGAAAGGTTGCATAACTTCTTCCGACTGTTTCATAGTAGGAGAAGTAGTTATCTGATGAGTTGTTGACCGGTCAACAACAAGAGTATATGCCTGGACAAATGTGTCATATAACGACTTCGCCGCCCCTCGTCCTACAATAAGATACTGTATGTTAGTAAGGCGTTTCTTTATACGTTTTGTAACGTAGTGTCCGCCAGTACCATTGCCATTAGGTTTGTAAATGCTCTTCTCAATGAAGTAGTACCATCCATAAAGTTGTTCGGCCCAAAGCTTAAAAGAAAAGAGGACGTTAACGTCCCCTCCATCAGTAAGCGTCATCTCGTTTTCACAAAAGTAAATCCAGCCTTCAACAACTGATTCGTCGTAATACATTTTAGGATCAGCAATCAAAGCATCAATCCTATTCATCTCCAGAGAGATCTGCTCATTAACCGGTATCTCTCCTCGAATTACGGCATCTCGAAACATGCCGTAGTATTTTGGTACAGCAGTGTTTGATAACGCCATTTTGAATTATTCCTTTATAGACTGATTGTCAAAAGCCGACTAGAATACCGTGGTGGTATAGTTCATCGTAATACATTGCAATCACTTCTTTATTGCATAAACAGCAGCAGCTATAGTAGCAGCCGACGCACCAATAGCAAGAAGGTCGCCAACAGTAGAAAGAAAGTCTGAGGCTTTATCCCTTCCGGTCGAGATTTGCTCAGCTCTCAACTGCTTATATTGCTTCTCCATGTTCATACGATTAATACGACTACGAAGTTCTGCGTCGCTCATTGTTGACACATCGATTTTACCAGCTACTTTAGCTCTGGTTTTTGCTGCAGATCTGCTCGCCATTCTTGAAGAGATTCCAGTGATGTTAGAAGCACTATTTAACGCATTGGATAAGTTTCTATTATCTTCGGAAACTGCTTCACGAATTTTTGTATAGGCTTTTCTAACATTTGACGGATCGTTATCGAGACGACCTTCGTTATCAAATTTTATGCCCTTATCTTTTTTACCTCCACCAGAAAGCCTTCTTTTGCCAATAGAAGTTAGTGTACCATCTTTATTCTGGTATCTACGTACACCCCATTTCTGACCTAGAATACCGTGGTGATATAGTTCATCGTAATACATTATTCGAATGCCTCTCTGTTTAGTTTACAATCCCATATATTTATTTAGAAATTTGCGACCTGCTTGAGCGTGTTTAAAGCCTGTCGTAAAACCTCTTTTTACTTCATTCAAGCCCGCTGCCTTTCCGTGAATGCCAGAAATAGCCGAATATGTTTGCGCTTGCAAAAATGATTTTACATATGCGCGCTTTCCAGCTTTAATTATATGGGGCGAAGCTGCTATAAGAGCGTAAACAGCCATAGTACCAACTATTTTCTTAGCAGCAGCTCTTCTCTGCAATTTGTTTCTATCTGCGCCATGATCGACTTCATATTCCATTCTATTGGCTGCTTTTTTGCCATAAAATTTCTTATTGAAGCTATACACGTTCGATCGTTTTCGTTTATCAGAAGAAGAAGCATTTTTATAAGATTCTGATTTTTTGTAGTTATAAGTTTTAGCCGCTCTCCTACGATCTCGTTTACTAAGCCCGTCGCCATCATAACGACCTTTTCCAGCTGCCTTAAGACTACCGTCTTCATTCTGATAACGTCTAACACCCCATTTCTGACCTAAGATACCGTGGTGGTATAGTTCGTTGTAATACATATGTTTCTCCAAATAAAAAAAAAAGAAGAGAAAGCAGCGATTGACGCTTTATACTCTCTCCCTTTCATAAAAGGACCTGAAATTTTTGCGTATTATTAGAGTCCAAGCGACAATCGGCACTTTATACCGTATATATTATCTAATTTGTTTCACAGATTTCTTGTTTTGCTTTATCAATCTTTTGCAAACGTTGTAAATACGATTTGCTATTTTTATACTTTGACACTAACTTTTTTCTATATCTTGAAAGACCGGCTTTAGTTAGTGTACCATCTTTATTCTGGTATCTACGTACACCCCATTTCTGACCTAAGATACCATGGTGGTATAGTTCGTTAATCATTTCTGAAATCCCGTTCGACTCGGAAGCGCCACTCAAACTCGTCTATCTGCTTTTCAATAGAATTCATAAGTGTCCCATTCTGTGGGGGATCAAACAATAATTTAACACGCAAATACATGTATGATTTCACAGATTCCAACCATGTAGCATCCGAAAGAAAGTCGCTCCAGACAGAATTGCTATCTGAAATATGGAACCCATCGGTGGGTCCTATGCCAAGTTGCATGAGTATCATAAACACTGAATTTATGTGCATGACGATGTCTGCGTCAAAGTGCTCATAGTCAGCCGTTATTCCAAGCAACTTCTTAATAGAAGTAAGTATACTTTCCTGCATTTTGAAATCCTCAAATAAACCAGCTTATACACTCAAGCACAGTCTTTAATGAAATCGTTGTTACATCTATCTTATTTCCGGCCGAGAATTAAGATTAAATTAATTTAGCCACGGACACGTGTCGTTCGGTCTTCTCTCAACAAATATCTCTGGAAGAAGACTCTCGTCGCCATAATGTATGGCGTTATGTGTATCGTGACTAACACAAATCAGATACTCAGGGTTTAAAAGTTCTGATGCGTTTTCTCCAGTAAGGTCTTCCATTGTAAATGGATTCATATGGTGAATTATTACACGACCATAAATATCTCTTCCTATTATTCCAAGATCGCAGGCGCTATCTCTGACTATGACCTGATGCCTAACGCGTTTCCATTCTGATGATCTATAGAATTTTTGGTTGAAATATCGGTCAAAACCAAATGTGTCAATTCCAACTTTACCGTGAAGAGCCAAATATCGAAAACGGTCTTCGAAAGTTGAAAGGCGTATAAGTTCGCTGTAGGTCTTAATAGTATTCGTCATCGTCTATTTCTGATTCGTCTTCGTTCTCCTTTCCTCTGTAAAGAGTAAAAGCCTTTATTGCTTCCTCAGTAAGTTTACCGTCTCTTTCGTTAGCCTTTATTGACTCGGCCTGAGCATTGGCTTTTGCTGTTTCGGCTCTGAGTTTTTCAATCTCAAGCTGATTCTTTGTGGTCCCAAGCTTTAGAAAGTGGACAATCAACTGTGATGAGGCGGTACCGTCAAGCAGTTTCTGCTCGGCAAGACGATTTGCCAAAAATATCTGACGGTTTTCCAGTGCTTCTGGAGACAAAGTCGGTCTTAGTCTAATATCTTGATCTGTTTCAACAGACTTTTTTCTTCTTCCCATTAGCTTTTCTCCTCTTTTACATTACACGAGGACTGCCTAAACCAGAAAAAATATACAGGCAGGAGGACGAAGGACCCTGTATAGAAAGGAGTAAGCCCAGACAGCCCTCGGGTAATATAAAAGACAAATATAAAAATTTACCCCCGGAGAAATTTTAAAG